TTTTGTAAAAGTTCATTACTCATTTATTTATTTCACCACCTTATTTTTTTTGTAGATTTAGTTTAAGCTATTAACCTTGAGGAAGGCTCCTTGCCATACACTTTTATTTATTTTTTTATTTGTCTCCAATGATCCATTTAGGTCACTGGACTTCTTAACTGCAGATGCGGATTCAAAGTTGGTTAATTGATGATTTACATATTCAATTTTTCCATACATATCCGTAACTGACTTATTTAGGGCTTCATATTTTTCGCCCAAATCGGCAATCTGCTTAGCTAAATTAGCAGATGTTTCCTCAAACATCTTGTTAGTAGCTTCTACAGCTGCAGAACTATCTGAGTAGTTCTTTGTTAAAGACTCACCAAAGAAGGTTTTTAGGTCAGAAACCATCTTCTCAAAATCAAAAGCATTTTCAACTTCTGAAATAGAAACGGCTTTTTCAATTGACTCTTCAGCAGCTACTGCTACCTCTTCAATTACCGCAACTTCTTCGGCGGGAGCTTCTGCATCAATTGACTTTTCAATTGTAGCATTTGTATCTTCTGCCATTGTGTTACCCCCTTCAGCGAGTGAAATATCATCACTCTTAGTTACCTTGTTTTTTTCATTTTGATCAGGATACATAAGTGTTGCAACTGTTGAGTCAACTACATTTATATTACCTGCCAAACCTGGAGCTGCTGACTCCGTTGCTTCGTGTGCTGATGTTGGAGCATCATCTTTTGTAAAATAAGAGTCAATTACTTTTTCAATTGCTTCAAATTTTTCAGTATCAGATTGTTCTACCCAACCAATATTTGTCATGTTTGTATCACAAACAACACAGCTTTTTGTTGTTGCTGTTGATGTTGATGCAACTTCATCTGTTGAACACCAAAATACATTTTCTGTAATTATGCCTTCTGCCATTTTTTGAATAGAAAAGAAATTAGATAGTTGATTTGCTGGTGAATCAACAATGCTAAGTTCGTGCAAATCAAAATTATGAATAACTCTGTGAGACTCTGTTCCATCATCTGATTTCTCCATCTTTGCATCTACAATATTTCCGCCAATAGAAAAACCTGAATAAGTTCCATCCAAACATTTTTCCCAAGCATCTTGTGCGCCTTTTGATATGTATGCTGTTACATAAATACCAGAATATTTCTTTTGTGTTGATGGATCAAAAAAATTATCTTCTTTAAAGTTGACCATCTTGCCAACTGCTGAGGATCCATGCATTTCACGAATGTTTCCTCTAAAATTATCAAAAGCTTTTTTACTTGCTTCTGCTGTTACTATGTCTCCGTGACGATCTAAATTGTCTAATGTGGCAAAACCAGAAACGGTTCTCTTCTCCTTGTTAACCTTTGTAATAGGAAAGTGGAGGGCCATTGAATTTTCGATGTTTGTCCAGTACGTTTTTTGAATGTCCATATGTAAATAAATAATATCAAGTTTTATAAATAAGTCATAATTTAACTGATATTTTTTATAATTCCTGAATTGATCTGAATGACCTTTTTTACATCCGAGCCCTCTGGTTGATAAGGTGTACTTTCTTTTGGAGGGGTTGGTGCTCCTGGATCATGGTCTTCTATGTTTGCAACATATGGCGTGACTATGTGTGAATCTGGGGTAACATTTGGACTAGCCATTGAATTATGGGATGCAAGTCCACCCGTAACAAATCCCATTATTGGGTACATCAAATGGGCAATATCACGCTGAAAGCCAGTAGCTGCCCAAGCTGAGATCGCACCTACAAAAGCTATCCCGAGCTGTTTTGCATCGGATACACTAAATTTAAAATGATGTTTTAAGCTCATAATGAACCCTTTAACTCATCATAAATAATTTGTGGAAGCGGTCCTGTTACTTTAATGTCCTGTTTTGCTTCATATTTAACTAATGCTGACTGAGTTTGTTTATTCATAATTCCTGTAACATAATTACTTGGAAGAAGTCCCGCCTTTAATAAAGCTTTTTCTACTGCCATAACTGCATCATTTTTTTGACCCAAATTGAATGCTGTTGTGCTTGTTGGAAATGGAGGTGCCACAAATACTGTGGGAGAAGGAGTTGGCGTTGGTGTTGTGCCACTTGTTGTAATTGGAGTGCCATGTAAAGCTGCTGCAGCTCCCGCTGCTGCTGTCCCAGTAGCTGCCACGCCTGCCGTTGCCTTCTTGCTTGTAACACCCTTTGAAACAGGTTTTAATGGCACTGGATACTTAGGTCTTACAATTGCCATAACATAAAGATAGGGGCGATGTTCTCTATAGCATCCTCCACCATTTGCAGCAGCACTTGTATTTTTATCAGTTGTATTAAAACCAATTGTTGTTAATCCGTCTGGAGATGCTGATTCAATTATTTCAACGTGTTCTGCTACGCCAGTACCCCAGCTAAAAAACACCAAGTCGCCTGGTTGTCCTTGATATTTATTTACAACTAAACCTTGTCTTTGAAACCAAGCTAGCCCTGCTGGGCAATATGCAAATCCTTTTGGAGTTTGTGCAGCAACTAAATGTGATAATCCAACTTGTGCAAAGCACCAAGAAATACCCATAGCACAATAACTTGCATTAGGAACACCATACCAAATTCCATATGGGTTTTCATTCATAGGTCCTTCAACAAAACCTATTTGGCTTCTAGCAACATTTAATACATCTAATGCTGTTGCCATTTTTAGTTACCTTCTTGTGGACCCTCGCCCTTTGCGTTCCGAGCGGTGCCCATTTTATCAGGAGCGTTTAAAGTTCTATTTTGATCACGTGTTTTATTTCCACTTGCATCAGATGCTGCATCTTGTGCTGCTTTAGGATTAATAACTAGCACTGCATCACCGCCTTCAAGTGGAGCCATTCCACGACGTGCACGAACTTCGTTAGGAGTAATAACTTGATCCTTTAGATATCTGTCATCAATACGAGATTGAGTTTCTTCATCTGTAAGTGCAAGTTCATTAAATCTTAAAACAAACGCATCAGTAAATTCTCTGATAATCAAGTTTATTTTAAATTCTAGCTCTTCTTGACGTGGACGGCATACTTGCTCTTTAAATGTTTTATCAGCATCTTTAGCATTTGCCAACGATACGTTTGCTGGCATGCCCAACTTAGATACTGGAACACGGTGAGAAAGAAGAATACGGTCTCTATTTTCTACTGCATAGTTTCTGAATGAAGAGTCTTGTATTCCCGCCTCAATTGGCTCCATGTTGAATTCAACACGGCCTTGCTCGCCATCTGAAGGAAGCGGGATATAAAGAGTTCTATGGTTTCTACCCTTTAGGCCAGTCTGGAAAAATTCAAGCAGTTTACGCTCTGAGTCAGCAGTAAGTTTTGCACCTTTAACAGTAATGATATAACGTGGTACAGCTTTATTTTCAAAGTAATCCAGGTTGAAGCGTTGAGCGAATTCATCACCTGCAACCGCATTCTTTGCTGATAATACGTCTGGTACTCCATAGTAGGTATTTGACGGAGTAAAAACTTTAAAGTGAATTACTTCGTTTGGCTGGGGATCAGTACCTATCTGATCTGGGGTCTCGGTGTCACCGAAGTTTCTAAAAAATGTATAACGGTTATAAACAACTTGAACAAAACCATCACGGTGACGACGGATTCTCATGGTTGTTGTAGGAATATGCCCAATGTAGCCAATCTTGCCATTTGTTGTACGACCAACTTCAAGGTAAGCATTTCCAGTTGACTCTAAATCAATAAAAACCTTTTTCATTGTTTCTGTAAATGAATCATCAGAGTTCATTGACTCCAGATAAGAACGAAGCTCTTCTTTGTAACCCTCAAGCTTTGAACGCAACTTGTCAAGCTTCTTTGGATTATCCATGACTTCTTCAATTTTTGCAGTTGTAGCCCAGGTGTTATCAAACTTATACCCCAGACCTACTACGTTTGCCGCTTTAGCATTTACTGCAGAGTGATGATATGGAGAAATATCATATAGTTGAGCCAAGTACAAAATGTTATATGGAGGCTGAACAATTTGGAAAAGAGAATATCCTGTAAGGTCAAGTGGATCTAATTTCTTAGATTTTGCATCACCAACACCAGTAAATGACTTTTGCATTCTATTTACTTGACGACGAAAATTAGGACTTAATCCATCTGACTTCTTAATTTCATCCCATGTAGCATTAAATGGATCACCGAAGTCATGTTCTATTGTATGTGATGGAGAATCAAGTTTTACTGTGATCCCGCCCTCATCTTCATCCATGCTGTCGTCAATAGTTAAATTAGCCAAGATTCATCTCCCTCATCTCTTTTACATAATCCATCATTGCTGGAAGGTCATGCTCATCTGGCACAAGACCCATTTCTAATCTTTGTCTTTGTTCTGCCAACTCTTCGTCTGTGACTGGTCTGTGACCCGCCATGAACATTGGCTTACCTTCTTCTAAACCATAATGCTTTGCAGCATCTTTAAGTTTTTTAATCTGTCTGATATCACCTTTAACGGCGGGGATACTCAAATAAGCCCCTTCTTCATCCATGACAACCTTGCCATCTGGCATCTGCCAAATATAAAGTCCCCAATTGACCTCATCAATTGGAGTTATCTGCATAGGTTTAGTAGGTTTCATATATGAATAATACCACTATATATGGCTAAAGCACAAAAAATGAACATGCTAATGCCATATTTTACTTGTTAAGCATTATTTGTGGGATGTGTATATGCCAAAATTGGCTGACCGCCATTATAATCTGTACTTAAACCAGAGAACTCAGACAAAGTACCCAAAGAATTTGAAGCAGACTGGGCATTTCCTATAGAGCTTCCAAATACTGTAGAAGTTGAATAGGGGAAATCTACTTGTGCTACTGTTGCAGTCAAGAAACTAAGATATCTATTTTGTACACTTCCTACAGACAGAGCATTTGGATATATTGATAGATAGCCAAATGTTCCCCTAGAGTACTGGGTTAAAGTTTTATCCCCGCCCAAATAAATAGTGCTTGAAGTTGGAGCAGAATATATACAAACAATATGATAAGCCTCGCCCTGTATCAAATATCTTCCGCTAGATATATCAACACCATTTACATATACATTTTGAAAGCCGTTTTGATACATCCCGCCGTCTTGATTAAAATAAACAGACGCTTTTGTTCCTAGGGTATCTAGAATATATTGAACTTTTGATGTACTAAAG